CGCAGCTCGACCTGACGAGCCTGTGCCTGATGGTCGTGGACGGCGCGCAGCTGCGGGCACGGAACGTCTCCTGGTGGGCTGGGCTTGATCCCGGGCTCGACGAGCGCAAATGCAAGCAGCCGCTCCGGGCGTGGATGGCGCAGGGGCATCTGCGCCGGATGCCGGGCGAGTGGCACGACATGGACATTATTGCGGCGGAAATCGAGGCGCTCATGCAGCGTTTCAACGTGCTCGCGATCGGCGTGGACCCGCACCCGGCGCAGGCTCGGGACGTCCGCAAGTGGCAAGACAAGGGGTGGCCGGTGGTGCCGATCGACCAGTCGATCCGCACGATGGCGCCGGCGTGGAAAATGTGGGGCGACCTCCTGAAATCGAGGCAGCTGGTGTACGAGCCCGACCCAGTGTTGCAGGCGGCGCTGAACGCGGTGCGACTCGTGAAGGACAACGTCGGCAACATCCGCCCGGTGAAGGGACGCTCGCACGGAAATACTGACGCAGTAATCGCGGGGAACATGGCCGCGTATCTGTGCGAGACGCGGTCGGTCCGCGAGGTCACCGGCCTGGCGTCGAGCGCCTGTCCGATTGGGTGAAGCACTTGCTTCTCACCGATCGTCGGGGTTTGGGCAAATCCGCTTGACAGACAGGGGCACTTCCGTTCCCTGTCGGCGTGAGCGTCTGGTCACGCATCTTCGGCATCAGGCAGGCGGCCGCCATCTACGTGTGGCCGCACGCTCCCACGGGCGCACCGCACCCGTCGCAGCTGCCGGCCGTGGTGCGCGCCACGCAGCTCATCTCAACCGACGTCGCACGGCTCCCGCTGCGCGTTGAGACCGAGGACGGCACGCCCGTCGATTCACCCGTCGCCTCGCTGCTCACCCGCGAGGCCAACCGCTGGCAGTCCGGTTTCGATTTCCGCCGCTACGTCACGAGCTGCGCGCTGTCGTCCGGGAATGGGCTGGCGCTGATCAGGCGGGCGAACGACGGAACCGTCGCCGAGCTCCAGCCCATCCCGGACGGGGCAGCGAGCTGCGAGCTCGTCGAGGACGGCGTCGAGTACCAGGTCGGCGGCGTCAAGCTGACGTCCGACCAGGTGCTGCACATCGGGTGCTATCCCGACCGGCTGCACCCGTGCTGGTTCACGTCGCCGCTCGACGCGGCGCTGCCGGCGATGAACCTCGCGGCCGACCAGGATGCGGCCCACGCCGCACTGGTCAAGACCGGATCGACCGGGAAGGTCGCGATCTCGCACCCTGGCGCGCTCAGCGACCAGGCGGTGCAGGCGATTCGCGACGCCTGGCAGACCATGCACGCGAGCCCGGAAGGCGCGTCGCGACCGCTGATCCTGCGGGAAGGCATGAGGGCCGAGCGGATCTCGCAGGAGACCTCGACCACGAGCATCGAGTCGCGGCGCTTCTCCGTGCAGGAGATCGGCCGCGCATTCGGCGTCCCGCCCGAGATGCTGTTCCAGCAGGGCGGCGGTGCGCTTGCCTCGCAGTCCGAGACGGCGCGCGCCTACGTCGACGGCGGGCTCTCGCAGTGGGTGAACGCGTGGGAGTCGGAGCTCACGCGCAAGCTCTGCAACCCCGGCGAGCGCGTGCGCCTGGACGTCGACGTGCTGCTGCGCGGCAACCTCCGCGACGCCGGCATGGCGTTCTCGAAGCTCGTGCTCGCCGGGGTGATGAGCCCCAACGATGCGCGCAAGCGCCTCGGCCTCGAGCAGCTCGAGGGGCTCGACGAGCCAAAGGTCTCCATGCCTGGCGGCGCGTCCGCGGCCGTCGGACCCGAAAACCCGGACGCCGAGGGGGACGCCGATGCTTGAGCTCCGCACGACTTCGTTCGAGCGGTCCGGCAGCAAGCTCGGCGGCTACGCGGCGGTCTACGACGCGCCGAGCCACCCGCTCACGATCCGCGGGCTCAACGGCGGGAAGCCGTTCGTCGAGCGCGTGGCGCGCGGCGCGTTCGACCGGTCGCTCGCCGGGAACGTCTCGCTCCTCGTCGGCCACGACCGGCGCGAGCTGATCGCCAACAGCAAGAGCGGCCTCCTCCAGCTGCGCTCCGATGATCGCGGCCTCGCGTTCGAGGTCGAGCTGCCCGACACGCAGCGCGCCCGCGACGTGCGCGCGCTCGTCGATGCGGGCGTGCTCAGCGAGATGTCGTTCGGTTTCTTCGTCCGCTCGGACCGCTGGAGCGGCTCCGAGCGCACGCTCACAGACGTTGATCTCCGTGAGATCAGCATCGTCGAACTCGGTGCCTATCCGCAGACGGCAGCCGAGGCACGCACCCTTACGCCGGGTGCTGCCCGGCTTCGCCTGCGGCTGAGGACACTCCTATGAAGCTCCGAGAGATGCTTGAGAAGCGCTCGGCCCTGAAGGCCGAGGGCGACGCGATCGTTCAGTCCGAAACCCTTACCGTCGAGCAGGAAGCTCGCGGCAACGAGATCGCCAACGAGCTCCAGACGCTCGACGGCCAGATCAAGGCCGCGCAGCTGCGCGAGCGGTTCGCCTCGTACGCGGCGATGGAGAACGCCGTCAAGGACGGCGAGAAGCGCAACGCCGACTGGCGCGCCACGACCGAGTACCGGGACCAGTTCATCGACTGGTGCCGCGGCGGCCGCCAGCCGGAAATGCGTGACATCACGACCTCCTCGAGCTCGGGCGTCCTGGTGCCCAAGATCTACGAGGACGGCATCATCCGCTACCTCGAGCGGAACACGGTCGTCCGCAACCTGGCCGACCTCCGCACCGGCGTCCAGGGCAGCGTGACTTTGCGCCGCAACAACCTCGAGACGGACGCTTCAGCGAGCAGCTTCTGGACGACCGAGGCGACCAAGGGAACCACGGCGATCGACGCAACGCACACTGAGATCAACCTCAACCCGGTCGGCGGCCTGCCGAAGTCTGAGCTGACGCAGTGGGTTGTTCGCCAGGCGAACTTCGACATCGAGGCCGAGGTCATCCAGCACCTTCAGCGGCAGATCGCCCGCGGCATCGAGTCCGGCTACACGGTCGGCACCGGTTCGGACCAGCCGACGGGCCTGTTCCTCCAGGACGCGGCCTTCAAGGGTCTGGGCACGGCGTACTCCGCGGCGCACGCAAGCGGCGCCGGCTGGGACTCGGCCTTTACCGTGGCTCGACTCACCGAGCTCCGGTACAAGACCCTGCCCGCCGAGTACTGGACCGAGGCCGTGTGGGTCATGTCGCAGGACGCGTACTACGCCATCGCGAGCATCGTCTCGGCTACCAGCTCGAACGTGCCGCTGTTCGTGCCGTCGGCCGACGCGGGCGTCGTGGGCGCTGCTCCCATGACCCTCATGGGCCGGCCGGTGTACATCGCGCCGTACGCTCCCGGTCGCCAGACCGCGGCGGTGTCGAACTCCATCCCGCTCATGTTTGCGAACGTCCGAGAGGCGTTTGCCATCCGCGAGTGGAATGGTGTGTCGCTTATGCGAGACGATGTCACGACGCCGGGCCTCGTGAAGTTCCAGGGCATGGTGTTCGTCAACAGCAAGGTCGTCCGCCCGAAGGCGGTCGCCGCGCTCCGCATCACGCTCACCTGAGTCACCATCCTCCCAAGTCGCGGCTGGGGGCGGGCTTCGGCCCGCCCCTGGCCGTGGAGGCTGACACGTGCCGATCTCGCTGGCAACCATCAAAGACTGGTGCCGTGTCAAGCACACGGGCGACGACGCGGCCCTCCAGATCGCGTACGACGCCGTCGTGCGCGAGCTCGAGGAGCGCACCGGATGGTGCATGGACCAAGTCGGTCGCACGCAATACGTCGCCGAGGCGCCCGACCACCCGGAGAAGCTGCTGCGACTTGAGCGGCAGCCGTGCACCAGCGTCACGTTCCTGCCCACGGGCGGGTTCTCGACTGCGCTCACCATCGTGACCATCAACGGGCTCTCGTACGTCCAGATGGATCACGCGGACCTCGACTACCCCGTGACGCTCAGCCTTACGTGCGGCAGCAACACGCCGGACAAGCTGCTCCAGCTCGCCGTGCTTGAGCGCGTGGCCCAGATGAACGCCCAGCGCGGCGACGACACCGTCGCGCTCTCGAGCGACTACTGGGATCGGGTGTCGGCAATGATGGGCAAGGGGATCGCCTGATGGCCGGGCACGTTCCAAAGGGAATGATGCGGCAGCTGGTGACGCTCCAGAACCCGACCGTCACCGTCGACGCGCTCGGGCAGGGCACCGAGACCTGGTCGAACATCGCCACGCTCCCGGTCCACATCGAGCAGATGGACACGACCGAGACCGTCGACGACGGCGGGCCGGCCGTCCAGACCACGTACCGGCTGCTCGTCTCCTACCACCCGGACTGCACCACGCGCAGCCGGTTCCTGTGGAACCCGGGCACCGGCGGCGGCAACCGGACGCTGAACATCCGCAGCTGTTGGGATCGGGACCAGCGCCAGCGCACCCTCGAGGTCGAAGCCGTGGAGGTGGTCCTGTGATCCAGTTCGGTTTCGGCAAGCGCCCCAAGGCGGACCTCCTGCGGATTCGCGTAGACAGCGAAGCCGTCCGCAAGGCGCTCACGCAGCTGCCGCCCAGGCTGAACGAGACGGTCCGCAAGCGCGCTGCGCGCAAGGTGTTCCGGCCCTACGTGCGCGAGCTCGCGACACGGTGGCTGGTGGCGAACTTCAAGGGGCCGAGCGCCAAGCACCGGCTGGCGATCTCCGCGGCGACCGAGCTGGACGTCCGCCGCATGGGCTCAGGCCCGGAGGCGCCCATCCGCGCCCGCCTGGGCGTTCGCTACGGCAGGAAGGCCAAGGCCAACGGGACCACGAAGGGCCGCCAGAAGGTGTTCCACCTCCTCGAGAGCGGGTTCCGTCACAAGCAGGCGAAGCGCCGGATCATGGGGCGCTACATCTCGTTTG